ATTTTTATTGTTCCATATAGAAATCGTGTTCAGCACAAGTTCTTTTTTAGCAAATATATGAGTTTTATTCTGGAAGATAAACCTGATTATGAAATTTATTTCTCTCACCAATGTGACGCACGGACATTTAATAGAGGTGCTATTAAAAATATTGGTTTTATTGCCGCAAAAAATAAATATCCTGACCATTATAAAAATATTACTTTTATATTTAATGATGTTGATACTATTCCATTTCACAAAATTTTTGATTATGAAACAACAACAGGTGTTGTAAAACATTATTATGGTTTCAAATACGCATTAGGGGGTATTGTGGTAATGAAAGGTGCTGATTTTGAAAAAACAAATGGGTTCCCTTGTTTTTGGGGATGGGGCATGGAAGACACTGTAATACAAAAACGCTGTGAAGCATTGGGACTTAAAATAGACAGGAGTGTATTTTATAATATTGGTAGTCCAGAAATTCTCCAATTTTTTGACGGCATATCAAGAATTATTAGTAAGAAGGACCCTTGGAGAGGCGAATATGATAATGGAATAGATGGGTTAAATACCATTAGTAAATTGAAATACACCATAGAGGACAAATCGGAAAACCCTAATGATAATATATTTGTCTTTCATAATCCAAAAATAAAAATAATTAATGTTTCAACCTTTTTAACACACATTCCTTTTGGCTCAGAAGAATATTATAATTACGATTTGAGGGAACCTAGACGAAAAATTATTCACCCAGACAAGATTCGAGAGACAAAAAAGACGGTTATTTCCACAAATGATTGGAGTAATATACCATATTATCCAACCACATTAGAGAAAAAGGAAAATATTGCAAAATATTTAGTATCAATGGGGAAACAAGTGCCACAAACTTTATTAAAAGAAATAGAAAATGAAAAGAAACTTGAAATACAACAAGAATCGTATAATAGTTTTCATAATCCTGTTACAAACGCAAATACAACCGCAAATACAAATGCAAATGCAGCAAAAACACCATACAATAATCAAGTATATCTACCTAATAGTCAAAATGGTCATTTGTCAAAAATACCAACTCAACCGCAACACTATTATAGACAACCTCCGACTCCTCCAAATAAATATTCACCGCAATATGCAGCCTATGTTGGGGCGCCGGTTAAAGCACAAGCTAGCGCTAGAATTGGGTTAGGTGGGGCATACTAATCCACATGTAAAAACCAAGTGCGCTTCGCTGAAGGTTGTAACGAAGTAAGGTGCAAACATTTGACCGCCTTTAGGAACCAAATACAGCGTAAAAAATATAGTGCAAAATCCGTGTTTTGGAATAAATTTATTTTTTGAATATCTTCATTTCTTTAATCATATTTTTAACAATTTTTATTGGATTCTCGTAAACACTAAGTTGTGTTATTGCCGAATGTTTATTATAATATTTTACTACATAACCTAAATTATTCTTTACATTGTGGTCATCAATAAAATGATGCAATATAAAATGGATATGGTAATGTTTGCTATGCTCTTTACCTAGAGATAAATAAAAATCGTGTATGTATTGAGTAGTGGTATCGATTTTTATATTACCACCATTTGTCTGTTTTCGCCATTGATATAATATTTTGTCTACAAAGGTCTTCTTTGTTTTATACAGAATGGGTCGACTTTTGTTTTTTATAGTTTTTCTGTGTAAATTTCTAGTTTTTCTGTGTAATTTTATAGTATGTATATTTTTCATATATATATACTATAACTAAAATTACTTTTACTCCGTTACAACCTTTTGCTACACTTTTTCTAAAAGTGGATAAGGTGGACTTTTTTCCAAACATAAACCATTTCAGTATAGTTATTTTGCCGTTTCGACTTTTTCAATGGAAATATTTCGTGAGCTTCTCCAAATAATTCTCTCAACACATTTTCATATACTTCCTTGCATATATTAATAATATAATGACCTCCTTCTTGTAGACCATTATATGTCTTGGTAAATAACGGCTTATAGAATTTCGCATCCATTTCTTTCTTTGACGCATATTTCGCATTGTTGGCATACTTTTCAATAAAATAATACGGCGGTGACGAAAACACCGTGTCATAAACATAATCATCATATTCAACATCCAATGCATCGCAAAACTTCATATTAAAAAACGTCCCACTTTTGGTCTTCAGATAGGTTACCATATGTTGGTATGGTTCTGCTAAATCAGTGTTCACGTCTACCCCATAATAGGCGTCCAATTGTAAAGCCGCCGCTGCAACCGCGGAGCCACCCCAACCTGCGCAAAAATTCAACACTCTTTTTGCATTATATTTGGTATATATTTCCATACAATTTAAAGGCCTCATGATATTAATCGCGCTAATGCATATATTATAGACTTCTTTTAAAACAATGTATTCATTTTTGGTATTGTTTTTATTTTTAACGTCTTTGTAATATTTTAACATAGTTTGAATAAATCTCTTTTTTTTGAATTCTTCTATATTTTGCACAAATTCGTAGAAGCTAGCATCATATTTTCCTTTTGTTTCCAATCGTTGAACAAAAGTGAAATAATCCACCACATTATTACCTATTCTAGACCTAGGGGAAATTGTAAAAGCATCCTTACCGATTTCAATAAGTTGATTCATCTCTTTTTCCACATCGAATATTGTTATATTTTTAATTTTGTTGGCTATAAAAACCTTGTCCACACTCATAATATTCTATACGAGAGAAAAAATAAATAGCGTTATTTCTAAAATCGGATTCATGGCGAAGAAACCGCATGTTTTATTAACATGTTTTTCAATCTTTCATTTAGACTAGAATTAGTTTTGGTAATTTGACCATGATGGTCTCTATATAAAACCAATGGTTCTTCTATGTTGTATACGATACCATGTTTCTTGAGAACACGAAGTTCCAACTCTAAATCTTCAAAAGGAACCTTGAATTTTTTTCTATAATTTCCTACTCCTAATATAGCGTCTTTTTTGAAACATAAAGTCGGATGGTTTAGAAACCAGTCAGTAGGGTTTTTTTTATAATCTTCCCATGTAAGTATATTTTTATGTCTAGTTCTATCAATCGTTTTTCTAGTATTATTTATTTCTTGAAATATGATTATGTTTGTTCCACATAATACACACGAAGGATTCGATTGAATGAAATGTAGTTGTTTCTGCATTCTATTTTTCATCATAATATCATCTGAATCCATTCGGAATACAATTTCATGGGAACACAAATGGAGTCCTTGATGTAAACAAAAACTGATACCCCTATTTATTTTTGTTTTTTGATATACAAGTTTAAAGTTGTTTAATGGTTTTAATATGGTGTCCAATAATTTAATTTGAATTTGACTGTTTTCTTCACTAGAACAATCATTTATCCAAACTAATTCAATGCCAAAATCGCCGATTTGTTCCTTAATAGAATTTATACAGGAAACGATATGGTTTTCTTTTGTATTATAACACGGTATTAACATTGAGACCCATATCAACGGAACATCGTTTTCCCAAAAATATTTATCTTTTACGGTTTCACAAAACATGTTTATTATTATTATTTTATATTTTTTATTTTTATTTTATTTCGAATAACGAAAAAATTCGATTTAAAGTTATGTATATAATATAATATAATAGTAAATTATGAATTCTATTGCAGATATTAAACACGCATATTATATCAATTTAGACGCACGGACAGATAGAAAATTTCATATAGAAAAACAAATGAATATCGTAGGTATTCCTATCCAGAGATTTAAGGCAATTAAATTACCCAATGGTGCACTAGGGTGTAGTATGAGCCACCTTAAATTATTAGAAATTGCCAAAGAAAACAACTGGCCTCATATATTAATAGTGGAAGATGATGTATTGTTTACGGACCCTTCTCTCTTCGTGCAACAATTTAATTTGTTTTTGGAACGTCATAAGGATTTTGACGTCGCTTTAATTTCAGGAAACAATGTGCCACCTTATGCCGCTATTGATGACTCGTGTGTTCAAGTGTACCAATGTCAAACAACCACTGGATATTTAGTGCAAAATCACTATTTCGATAAACTGATTAACAACTATAGAGAAGGTATTACAAAGCTTATGAATGAACCTAACAATCGTTTTGCTTATGCCATTGATAAGTATTGGTTTCATCTGCAAAAAGTAGACAAATGGTATTTAATCATTCCTTTGACAGTTACCCAAAGGGAAGATTATAGTGATATTGAAAAAAGACCCACGAATTATTCTAGAGCAATGCTGGATTTAAATAAAGAAGCGTTTGTTCAGTGGCAAATGGAACAAATGATTAAAAACGAATTGGCTAAGATGCGGTTATAGAAATTATAACTAGTTACATAACATATATAACTAGTTAGGTAATATATTTTATTACATGCCGAAATAAAGAATATAATCATATTAGTAAAGTTTTATGGTATTATTATGATGTGATTTTCTAAATTTTTTTAAGGTATTACCGTGTTTATTTTTATATTTTCGTCTAGTAAATTTTCTGGTTCGTTTTTTATATTTATAAGATTTTGTATGTTGAATAGTATTGGTAAATGCGCCACCACCTTTGGTATTTTCTCCTGTAGTTTGCTGTGATACGAGTGCTTGATTGTCAAGTGGTGTATCACTTTTATCATTTTTGTCGATATCCATCTGACATTTTTTATACCAATTAACATCTGAAAAAAAATTAATGTTACCATCTGTCTCTTTAAAAAAATATTTAATATTATCAATAAAATCATTTGTCAAATATTTATTGAAAAAATTTTTTATAGTAGTATTTCCATCACAATTCTGATTCTGATTCGGATTCGGATTCTGATTCGGATTCGGATTCTGTATTGTACATAATGTTTCTATTAATGATTTAAGATTTTTATTTTTTTTTTCATAATTATCGTCCGTATTAAATTTGGTTTTTAAATTTATATATTCTGCTATTAATATTTGTTCTTTAACATCTTGTATATCAACATTTTCATTCAGAATATTTTCTACCCAATGATTCCAACTACTAGTAAATTCTTCGTATAAAGACGAACTAATTTTATATGATGAATATCTTAATGAATGTTCTACAATTTTTTTTAATTGTGTTAAATTTAAATTCCATGAAGTTACTATGGCGGTATAATCATATGCTAAACTATCATAACCGTACAAGTTTTGGTCGTCAGTGCTTATACTAACTGCCATACCATTATTAATATAAAATAATGCTGGATGAAAACTTAAGTTTGGCGTGTAATCTAATACTTGATTACTAATTGGACAACATTCGATACATATTCCTTTACTTTTTACTAATTCCATTAATGCTTTTGACCCAATAATTCGGATTCCGTGCCCAATTCGTTTTGAATCTAATAAAATCGAAACTAATAAATTACTGTGTTTTTCAATATAATTGTGATTTTCGCCTGCATGGAAAAAATAATTCCATTTTATATTATTATCAAACGAGAGTTCTTTGAAAAACAATAATATTTTTTCATATGGAGCGTCTGTGTGATGTATATCTTCTTCACCATATAAATCATATCCACTGATTCGTTTTGGATATATTATAAACTCCTTGGTTTTTATTTTTAGTTCTTCATTTGAAACCTCTGGAGAAATGGGCTTTAAATATTTATATTTTTGTAAATATGCCGATATTAAATATATATACGATATATCTAATAAAATATTATTGCACATTACTTTATTTACCAATTTTGCTTTGGCAGTGGCACCTATCACAACATAATTGATAGGTAAATTGTTGTATTTTATTTTATCCGCAATTTTCTGTTTTATATTTTCTTCTATTTTAATAATTTCTTCTATTTTGATGTTTGGATTTTTAGTTATCTCAATAATAACGTTTATTAAATTTTCTATTTTTAAATTTTCAATAGTCAAAATGTAGTTTGTAAAAATGTAAGGGTTAATATAAGTTAAAATATTTTTTAAAATTTTGTCTATTTTATTACTTATATGTGGAAATCTACTTCCTGTATATTCGCAACTGCTTGGTTGCATAATAACATTTGTTTCCACTGTAGGCATGTTAATTATTTTTTCCAAAATATTCTCTTTAGTATTATTAGAGTTAGAAGTTGTTCGTTCTAACACTCCTTCTGTATTTACTATTTCATTTTCATAAGCAGTTATAAATATATTTGTAACAAAAGCTATTGTTTCCATTAATATTAATTGATATACACCATTTTCAAATTTTTGTTTTAATTTTCTTTTAAAATCAATTCCGTATTCTTTGTCGGCGATTTTATAAAAATCACTTTTTGTAAGAATATTGTCATTATAAAATATTTCATTTATTTCTATATATTCGCTTACTTCTTGATGTGAGTAACCATCTTGAAAATTTATTTTCTTTCTTTCATATTTTTCATTTTTTTCGTTTCGAGCATTTTTATATATATTACCCAATGGTGTTCTAAATTCTATAATTCTCAAGTTATCGTCATAATATGCATTCAATAAAGTCAATGCAAAAAAATAAGGAAAAACCATATAATGTTTTGTTAATGAACCGCCAATTTCTGTGGCTCTTTCTAGTAAATCCCATTTTGTAGGGTAATCCTTGTTAGGTTTTTCGCTTTTGTTATTTTCTCCCTCAAAAACGTTTTGTCTTATAAAAATGTTTATCCATAAATCATAAAAAGGTTGACTAAATGCCCACATTTCATAAATACATGAAGGGAACGCTTCGCAATCAGGAAATAAATAATTTATATTATCACTAAAAAACGGTCTTTCATTATTTTTTCTTTTAATGCACAATGAATCAAAATTAGTATTTGTCAGTTTTATAAAAAATGCTTTACGATAATTTTCTGGTTTATATAATTCAGTTAGCTTTCTCTTATAATAGTCAAAAAATTTTTTCTTATCTGTAGTAGTTTTTTGGTCCTTCATTTTGTAATAATAATTCAAAATTATTATATCTGGTATTTCTCCAGGATACAAGTAATGATAATCAATATTGTCTTCATCTTTAAATTCTTTATTATTCATTATTAAAGAATTTGCATATATCAACTTTCGTTTATTATTGCTATATGAATATTCAGCATAACTAGTAATTTTTTCATCTTCTGGTGCATTAAATTCAATACTAATAGCTTTTATCGGTGGATTAAGCATGCCGTTTTCATAAGAACTATATGCATCATTTGGACTGCCATTTTCATCAAAACTAGTTATATTCCGCCAGTCTTCAATTTTAGGTAACATAAGCGGTTGCAAGTAATAATTACTATTGGGGTCTGTGCATATGTATAAATTGTCTTCCCATCCCTCTTGATTGTCCAATATATATTTTATTATTTTTGGATAGTCTATAAATGTATATAAATGCGCGTGATGTTGTGCACCTTTTGGCATTTGTTTTAAAATATCAAACAATGGACTCGACTCCAACTGTTCTTTACCTGGTAAAACCGCTTTGTTATCTTTCATAAAATGTAAATTGTTATACCCAGTGTGCAAATCGTTATAAGGAATATATCGTAATGATTGTTTTACTGCTACGGAATTGTTAAAATCCGTTAATCCTTTTATAATATAATCAGCGGTTTCGTCGTCTGCATTATAATTAATAGGTGTAACAAATCGGTCCTCTAAAACATCTTCTATATTTACTATTTGGTCATATGTTGTCATTTTTGAATTATTTTCATTAATTCGGGAATTACTCATACTATAAATTTATATTTTATTTTCGTTTACTAATCTTGGGAAATCGCTTAATTCAATATCGGTGAAAAATTTGTTCGTTGCTAATGGAAGCATATTATTTTTATATATATTATCTAAATTGAAGCCAATCGCGTAGTCCTCTAAATACTCCTTTTCTATATTTTCTCTCTTGGAAAGCAAACTTGTTATTGCGGATTTAGAGAGAAAGTAAAAACGCCCACTACAATATTTCGTTACATACAACGGTAATTGTTTGGGTAACTCAGGATGTATTCTATGATATTCCGATAAATAGGGTTTGGGGACATCCACAATGTAACCGCCGTAATGGATTTTGGGGGTTTGTTTGCTTATTAACCCTACTACCATGTCGAAGAACTTGGGGTTGACTAATATTTGGTCGTCATCCGTTTTAAATAAATATCTAAAATTGAATGTTTCATAAACCGCTTCATAAGAGGCAATTACCTTTTTAGGTAGGGAATTATAATCGTCAGCCACTTTGACCCAGAGTATATTATGAGTGTCGTCGAATTGGTATTTGGCGCCTTCTAAATCAGGATTGCCGATTACGTGGTAGTAACGCAAATAGGAAGGAATATGGGAGAGCCAGGTCATCTTTTGAAATTTGGCCTTCTTTTGGTATTTTTGGCAATTCATAATAAGCATTATGTATTCTTGGTCGAGCATATAATAAAATATTAATGTGAATGTGTTTAATATTTTATATTCTATTTTAATTATAATATTTTTATGATTATTATTTAGATATAATTATATATAATTATATATATTATATGAGCAAAATTTACACAACTATAGAAATGTCAGATGGGTTTGGTGCGCAATATCAAAAGATAATACAGACGTATATTTATTGTAAAATTCATAACTTAAATTTTGCTTACAGCCCAATAAAGGAGATAGAACATAATTATTATAATGATAAGGAATATATCAATAATTTAGAAAAAACTATGAATTTAAAGAATAATATAATAAATGTTGCTTCTGATATGAATGTTGAAAGATTAGATTTTACAAAAATAGTTAGGGAATATTCTGATAGTAATATAGATAAATGTTGTGAAAATGAACATATGAAATTTATTAAAGACTGCTTCTGGGAAAATAAAAATAGAGATTATTTTAATAATGACAAACTAAATGTAGCTATTCATATAAGAAGGGCAAATTTACACGATAAAGGTCGAGCAGGTGAAAGGGTGACTACGCACAATAGTTATTATTTAGATATAATGAATACAATACGCAAGAAATATGAGAATAATAAAAATGTCCTATTTCACATATATTCACAAGGTGATGTATCAAAATTTATGGATTTAGCAAATTCAGATGTTAAATTTTATTTAAATTATGATATTGTTGAATCATTTATTGGTATGGTTGCCGCGGATATATTAGTAATATCGCCTAGTAGTTTCAGTTATGTTGCTGCGTTAATTAGTGACGGAGAAATTTACTATAAAAATTTTTGGCATAATCCTAGAAAAAACTGGATAGTATATGGATAAAGTATGCGTTATTTTATTTTATTTTATTTATTTATTTAGCTTAAAATAATGCAAATATGTTTTTATAATGTCAATCATATAGGTGATATTTATTTTAGTTCTTTATTCATTAATTTAATTTGTAAACAAAATCCAGACATTAAATTTTTATATTATTTTATAAACGGCGATATTTTTTTTAAAAATATACCAAATATTAATAGAATAAATCCCATAGAAAATAGTTATAATAATACTCTTGTAAACGGTGGTCCACCAGAAGATTTATTAAATAAAGATTTATTGTCTCTTTTATTAAACAATAAAATGGAAAAAACTGGCGTAAAAATACTTAATATTAATATGGAAAATATATTATTTGTTAATACTTGGTGTAAGTCTGAATATTTTCAAGACGACGATTTTGAAATATACGGTGCTTTAAAATCATACAAAAATTTAATTAATTATATGAATAGTAATTATAATTTTAATCTAAATTTTATTATTGAGAATGGCGAAGAAATGCTAGATAATATTTATAATTATCATTATGATAGTGTTTCGACCACTATAGAATTAGATTACAAAAAAACTATATTTATTTTTAATTATAAACCAAGGTCTATAACGTTTAATATTAATTTATTAAATAATTTAATAACTAATTTAAGTATCGATAATAATATTATATTATCTTGTTATGACAAAAAATTCAGCAACAATAAAAATATAAAATTTATTGATAATGATTTTAATATATATCCTGAACCTAATTGTGAAAATTTATTAAAGTTATGGGAAATAGCTGCAAAATGTGAAAAAATAATTATATTGCCAAGTGGAAGTACATGGACTTTTTTTCACAAATTAGATATATTAAGAAATAATCAGTTATTTATTTTTAATGATACAATTTACCAAAAAAACTTGAACGACATAATAAATTTTTTGACAAGACGAGACAAAATTATTGGATTAATAAGATTATAATATAAGTTTAATATATATATATTTAATATTAAACTTATATATTATGAAATTTATACAAAATACGAAGGAAGAACAGAGTATTTGTCTTAGTTCTTTAACAAGAAATAGAGAAAATTCAAAAAAGATTGATTATCTAAATAAAGTAAACGATAAACCTTGGGGGAAAGAATATTTAGCATATCAAAGTAAATATATTGGTATATGGATATTACATGTTAATAAAGATCAAGAAACATCGTTACATTGTCATTTCAAAAAAGATACTATATTAATTCCTTTATTAGGTAGTTTTAAAATAAATTTATTTGATAAATTTGTCATACTAAATTTACTTGAATCTGTTTATGTTCCAAGAGATACATTTCATGGTATTCATTCATATGTTGATAATGGTATATTAATGGAAATAGAAATATATACAGATAAAATTGAATATACGGATAAAAACGATTTATTACGAATTAAAGATATATATAATAGAGATAAAAACAATTATGAAACATCAGTTGTAGAAAGAGAACCAAAAGAAAACGAGATTATGGATTTCAAAAATAATAATAAATATAAATTAAATAATACTAATTTGGAAATTTTAACTGTCAATAATATTACAGAAATAAAAGATAAATATGATATAATTATTTTATTAGAAGGTGCAATTTTTTCTGATGGAAAAAAAATAACATCTGGAACATTTATTGATTTAGAAAAAGAACATTCTATTTTAACAGAATATATTGAAGTATTATGTATATCTAACATAAATATAAAACAAATACAAAAAATAATATATAGTAAAAGTCATCTTAAAGATTACTTATATTTAAGTAAATTCAATAATATTGGTTTAACTAGCGGTTGTTTTGATATTTTACATGAAGGACACATCAAAACCTTAAAATTATGTAAAAAAAATTGCGACCATTTATTTGTTTGTTTAAGCTCAGATGAACAAATTAAACGATTAAAAGGGAAATCAAGACCTATAAATAAATTAGATGACCGTATTAACATGTTAATACATTATGAATTTATTGACATAATAGTTTTGTATGAAGAAATAAACGATGAATTAGAAATTGAACTAGATAATATTATGAATATAATAAATCCGCATACTTGGTTTAAAGGTTCTGATTATAAAAGAGATGAAATAATAAAAAAACATCCAAGTTTGAAAAATATAAAGTTATTTGACTTGGTTGATGGAAAAAGTACAACACAAATAATTAACAAAATAATTACTTAAATACAAATTAAATAAATTTGTATAATGAACTGTTTAATTACTGGAATAACTGGTTTTTTAGGCCCACATTTGGCTAAAATTTTAATAAAAGAAGGACATAATGTTTATGGTATTTTACGCGGAACACGTGGTTCTGAACAAGAAATAAAAGATTTATTAACACAAGAAGAATTCAATAAAATAACTTTTTTTTATGGAGATATTGTTCATTACAGAACAATTGATAAATTATTTAAAGAACAAAGGTTCGATGTTGTTTTTCATTTAGCGGCACAAACTCATCCTCCAACCAGTTTTAAAGACCCTATAGGAACTTGGGAGGCAAATGTAATGGGCTCTATAAATTTAATCACATGTTTACAAGACCATCAACCAGAGTGTCACTTTATATTTTGTTCTACAGTCGAAGTCTATGGTAATGAAGGGATAGACGGCAGAAAAATAAATGAAAATAATTGTATTTTACCAGCAAATCCATATGGAGCCTCTAAATGCGCTATTGATTTATATGTATGTGAACGTATGAAAAATAAACAAATGAAAGCCACCGTTATTAGACCTTTTTGTTTTACTGGTCCAAGAAGAGGAGCAAGATTTTCAATTGCATCCGATGCAGTTCAAATTGCCAACATGATGCTTGGTAAACAAGAACCAATATTACAAATAGGGAACCTAGATACTATTAGAGCTGTTACTGATGTTCGTGATATTGCGAATGCCTTTTATTTAGTTGCAACTAAAACTGAAATTTCAAATGGAAAAGTTTATAATGTATGTGGTGGAAAACCAATGAAAATGAGGGAATACACTGATATGTTAATTAAAGAAAGCAATTTAGAAAATATTAAAATGGAAATAAATGAAAAATTATGGAGACCAATTGACATACAATATCAGGATGGCGATGCTTCTTTAATAAAAAGTGAATTAGGATGGGAACCAAAAATAGAGATAAGAAATACCATCAAGGATTTATTAGATTTTTGGTATAATAAGTTAAAGTAATTTTATACCTTTGTAACTGTGCGTAATTATGCATATTTTATTTTATTATATTATTTATATAAATATAATGAATAGTTTAGAATTAGCAAATTATTATGTTAATAAAAAACATGAATTTTTGGGTGAAGATGGTCACGAAAAATTATTAGTTGGATTAAAAAAATACATAACAAATATTGATGATACGTATTGTAAAATAGTTGGTATTGATGTAGGTTGCTGTGTAGGCGATTATATAGATAATTTAAAAGATATATGTGTAGAAGAAAATAAAAAATATTATGTTTTGAGCCTAATCCAGTAAATATTTTAGCATTAGAACCAAAAATAAATTTGGATAAAAATTTAAAATTATTTAAACATTGTATTTCAAATGAAACTACAACAACTTCTTTCTATAATTGGAAACATAGTGATAATAATAATACAGGAAATGGAATAGCTGGACTAAGAGGTGGAGGTGTAAAAATATGTGATGTAGATGTAAAAAAATTAGATGATGTTTTAGATAATGAATTTAATAACGAAAAATATTATAATTAAATTTATAAAAATAGATACTGAAGGCAATGATGGTAATGTTATTAAAGGGTTTGAAAAATATTTACCAAAAACAAAATATATTATATTTGAATGTAGTGATTGTTTAGATGATATTAGAGGTCCAGGAATAAAAAATCCTATGAAGGATATAGTAGATTTCTTATCAAAAAATGGGTTTGATACTTATAGAATAGGAACAAAAAAATTATTTAAAGTAAATGATGAATGTTGGAATCAAATTTATGATGATGTAAAATTTTGGTCAAACTGTTTTTCATTAAAGAAAGATGATAATTTAATACATAAATTAATTACTCCAAAATTTGATTATACATATTAGTTATTTTTACCTAAATTATCAAGGGTGTAAATATTTTACAGATACAAATGTAAAATATTATTATAATAAATATAAAGTTAAAGATAATTATTATAAAATAATAATGATATTAATAGCAGGTGCTTCTGGTTTAGTTGGAAAAGAATTTTGTAAATTTCTTCATTCAAAAAATGTTAATTATATTGGAACATATAATAAAAATATAATTGAAGGTGATAACATGTTTCAAATTGATTTTTCTGATTCAACTAAATTAGAGTGTTTTTTATTGGAACATAATGTTACTTGTTGTGTGTTTTGTATTGTAGAGAGATTGACTGATGTTTGTGAAAATAATTGGAACAATATAAAACAAACTAACATACAACTCGTACATATAACTTCTTATGTATGTAACAAATTAAATATAAAATTTATACATTTATCTACAGATTATGTGTTTGATGGGTCAAAACAACCAAATTATCCTAATAGTTTAAAGAATCCTTTACAAAATTATGGTATTTCAAAATTAATATCAGAATATAGGGTATTAACAAATTGTGAAAAATATTGCATTATTAGAACACCAGTATTATATTCATCGTTAAGTAAAATTCATGATAATGCTGTTTGTTTAATTGGAAAAAATATTATGGATTTAAGAAATAACAAAGAATTTATCGAGGATAATTATTGTATTAGGAGACCATTATATATTAGAGATTTGTGTAGTTTTATGTTTGATTGTGTTAATGAATCATATAATGGAATTTTTCATTTTTATAATCCATACAATAAATTTACAAAATATCAAATATGTAATATTATTGGTAATTATTTAAATATTAATGTTGATAAAATTAAGTATAATAATACTAAATGTGAAGGAATTGCACCTAGGCCATATGATACTCAATTAGTTGACGAAAGGGTTAATATTGAAAAGTATATTTTTTCGGATTTTAATAAAACAATAAATGAATGCTTTAAAAAATTAAAACATCCTAAATTGGATATTCATAATAAAAAGGAGTTTTTTATTTTTTTAGATATGGATGGAACAATAATTGAAACTAACAAGGCACACTATAATTCTTATAAAAAAGTTTTTGAAATATACGGCGTGCCATTTTTAAATATAAATGAATGGAACCATATTATTTTAAATGATAATATAGATAATTTTTTAAAAAATGTATTCGACGAACAAACCATAAATAATGTAAAATTTGCAAAAAGAGAATTATTAAAACAAGAATCTATCACTTATACAAAAAATAGTGATATTTTTTTAAATTTTTTAATAAAAAATGATTTTAATTTTTGTGTTGTTACAAATACTAATGAAGAAACAGTTGAAATTTTTAAAGAAAAACTCCCCTTATTAAATAATATTAAACAATGGATATATAGAGAAGATTATAATTTACCTAAACCATCATCAATTTGTTATGAAATTGCTAAGAAAAAGTATTATAATAATGAAAAATTTATTATAGGCTTTGAAGATAGCATGGTTGGATACACAGCTTTAAAGAAACAAACAGATTTAATTTATATTTATGATAATGAAAGTATATTTAAACACAATGATTGTTATTTATTTGATGATTATAATCAAATAGCGTAATATTTACAAAATATATTAATAATATATTATTAATATATATATGATTTTTAATCTAAAAACTAGACCTGATAGGATTGGAACTGAGATATTAAGTATATTATTTCAGTTTTATTATTGTTATAAATATAATTATATTTTAAACTATAACAAAGACCATATTAGATTTACAGATAGTATTTTCATGAAAAGTATATTTATTATAATTAATAATCATAATAATAAATTATTAGCGAATAATGTGGTTGAAATTAATAAAATCGCTAATGATAACATAAATATATCAGGACCTGGTGTAACTGATATGTGTTACGGAATGGGTAAAATAGTTCAAGAAATTCACAGTGATATGCTGTCTTTTTTTAAAAAACACTTTTATGAAACTATAAAAGAATTTTATACTTTAAATACTATAAATTATTTGATACCATTTGATATAGAAAATAGTATAGTTATACACTTAAGATTAGATGACCAATGGTGGGAAAACGACTATGATGGAAGTATATGTAGTAACCATTATATTAATTTAATAGATAATAATAAAAATTGTTTTTTTACAAATGGACCAAATAATCAATATAATAAACAAAACCCATTATCGAGCAATAAAATTAAAAAACAATTAGATATTTTATTACAAGAATTTCCTAATTCTAAAATAGTAATAATAGCAAGTCCTTTGACTAACATTCCTGAACTTAATTTTAAATATGATTTGGTAGTACAAAACAACGACTACAATTACGATTTATTTTTATTATCTAAATCAAAAAAAATCATCTTGTCTAGAAGCAATTTTGCCTTATTGTCCTTATTTTTTGGCGAACAAACTCATATACATATGCCATTATGGGGTCATTTTTCTTGTGCAGGTTTTAATACTAAATATGATAATTGTAAATTCAACTATTTTTACTAAATTTTTGATTGAAAATATTCTACGTTTTTATAGCAATAAAACCCTTTTAGTGCTTGTGGTGTAAAATGTGACCATGGATTATAGCATAATATATTTGGCGTTATATTATCTTTTTTTATAGCAGAACTCAAAGAGTTAATACCTGAGTTAACTATTATAAGTGTATCACAACTTTTTATTACATCACAATAGTGAATTAGACTATTAATTTTTAAATATTCTATGTGTTTAATTTTTTGTTCTAAATATTTATATACCTCCTCAAATATTTTAACAGGATTTATTTTTTCAAAATAAAGAACCTTTATTTGTTTATTTTTGTTTTCTATTAAAGGAACAAAAAAGTCAATATATTCTACATATTTTTCAATATTATATACTTGAGAACTTCCAGTTAAATCTATTATAATATTATTTGATAATTCAGGTATATATGATGGATTATAGTATATTTTTGGATAAAAATTTGTTCCAGTAAAACCATGTGCTATTTCAACTCTATGCATAAAATATTCGTTTTGGCTTTCTGGCGGCCACTTGTCTTGCATACTAGAACCTACTAACATACCTTCAGAATCTGTAATAATTCCTTTAATATAAGGGTTTTGTTTCCATACCAAATCAAATATTTCATGATTGCGTACTTGGTTGTTTTCAGAGATATATACATGACAACCTTTATTATGAAATAATTCTGGTAATGTTGAAAACTGTAAATTATCGCCTAATCCTCCCCAAGGCTGAGATATTATTATTACTTTATTCATTATATAAATAAGTTTATATTCAAATTTTTATATAATAACTTAAATAAAATAATATATGTACTATTCACCCATTCTATTCTCAAAAATAGCGGATTTAAATTTAACACAATATCATAATTGTCAAATAGATATGGATTTTTTAAATTCTAAAGATAGAGTTATCATTTTTGCTTTACATTCAATGTCACATTTAGCTAAATTAAATATGTTTCTAGATATCATTAAAAAACCATTTATATTAATTTCTGCTATGGAAGATACACAATTACCTCTAGAAATAGATAATTGTTTTATGAACAAAATAACAACAAATCCTTTTTTTAAACATTGGTTTTCAATTAATAAAACAATATCTAACAATGATAAATTTACTAGTATTCCTTATGGATTGAACTTTTGGACATTAACTACTATGTCTTATTTTGGTGAAAATAAACAAAGTTTTGAAACACAAAATAGTTCTTTACAAAATATAATAAATGATTCAGTGCATTATTCTAAAAGAATACCAAAAATATATGGTAATTTTCATTTTAATTTTACAGACGATAGACATGGAGGATGGCGAAAAAAATTATTAAATATTATTCCAAAAGATATTATATTTTATGAACCAACCCTATTATCAAGAAGTGAATCGTATAAACGTATGAGTAATTTTAGTTTTGTAGTAAGCCCTTTTGGTCATGGTTTTGATTGTATTAGAACATTTGAAGCTTTATGTCTAGGTTGTATTGTTATTATGAAAAAAAGCTTTTTAGATATAATATATGAAGATTTGCCTGTATTATTAGTTGATGAATGGACTGATATTAATGAAAATCTTTTACAACAAACATTAATAGAATTTAAAGATAAAAATTTTAATTATGAAAAATTAAAAATGGACTATTGGATTGATTTAGTAAAATCTAGATTCTAAAATAAATCTAAATATTTTTCACAATAATAAAAAGCAATCATTAAGCTAGTTATTTTTTTATTTACATTAATAAAACAACTATTATTACCTAACCATATACTTAAACATAGTAATTTTGTAATATTATCAAACAAATTTGATTCAAAAATATATTCATAATCACGTATAAAATTAATATTCAAATTATTATCTGTAATTTCTAAATCATCTATATTGATATTATCAAATACACTATAACCTGATAAACCAAAAAGGAGTTTTGCATAGTCATATTCATACAATCCAAATAATTTTGTTTCTCCAAAATACCCTCTTGGGTCTATAAAATAAATTTTTTCATTTTCATCTATTAATATATTTCCAAGATGCGTGTCTCCATGAATCAAATTATAATAATTACGTTCATTCAAATATTTGAAAATTTTGTCTTGTATTATATGACAGTAATTGGATATATTTTGTATTTTAATATTATTTACAGATGTAACAGAGTTAAATAAAGAGTTAGAAATCCAATTAAATTCATTATATCTATCTATAATTTTTGTTTTAATTTCAATTTGTAAATCCTTTTTTAATGCAAATGGTGATATATTAATTTTCGAAGAATGTAAAATATTGAGCTGTTCCCTAATTTTATTAACATAAAATATATAATTGGTCTTATCAATCTTATATGTAAGAATATTAGAATTTTCAATAAACTCTAATACAATTTCTCCGTCAGTGTGTTTTATTAAATTAGGCATGTTAAATTGTATATTATTATTTATTATGTATAAATAAAAACTAATCTCGTTATTAATTTTATATTTTCCTAACGAATTTTTAGATTTTTTTATAAATAAGTTATCTATAATAGATATATCATTAAACACAAAACCGTAATTATTATTATTCATAATTATAGAGCGATATATTAAATAACGTGTTAGTTTCTAAATAATAATAAAAATAATAATATAAAATAATCAGCGTTTATATTATTATGTCAATTACTTTTTCCAGTTGTTTTTACATTATTAAATCAAAATTTGACCCATCCATTTATATTGAATGGATGACGAATTTGATTTCTATTGTGAATGAATTTAATTTAGTGATTTATACCGACGAACATAGCAGCAAGCACATTCCTCAGCAAGCAAAAGATAATGTTCGAATTAAAATCGTAGTCAAACCGTTGGACCAATTCTATAACTATAAATATAAGGATTTTTGGGTCAAAAATCATGAAAGAAATGTATTACTTAATGATAAGTCTTGCTGGGAACTAAATATGCTATGGTCCGAGAAAATTCAATTTGTAAAGGAGACTGTCGACAGAAAATACTTTGATACCGATTTTTATGGCTGGTGTGATATTGGATATTTTCGCAATAGGCACGATGATACACACACGATTAAATTAAGCAAGTGGGGAGCGAATTCAGAAGTGTTGAATAAACATAGGGACAAAGTTTGTTATGCTTGTGTTAATAACAATAATAATTCGATGAACTATTTATATCAATTGGTGAATCAAAAAAATAGCGATGGGCTTCCTGTGCAAGAAATACCTCCCAATCAAGTTTCCATTGCTGGTGGGTTTTTCTTTCTTCATAAAGACAAAATGGATTGGTGGGCTGAAACATACGACACTAAATTACATCGATATTTTACTCATAACTATTTGGTGAAAGATGACCAAATTGTGTTGGTAGATTGTATTCTCTCGGATGTGGATAGTTTCACTTTATTTAGAGAAGGTTTGCCTGGATTAGATAATTGGTTTATGTTTCAGAGAATTCTCCACTTTTAGAAAAAGTGGAGCAAAAGGTTATAACGAAGTGTGATACAAATATCAGATAAAATTGTATTTTAGGGTTTGGCTCCACCTTTTCAAAGGTGGATAAAGGTGGATTCGTTTACTTTAGGGTAACCTTTTCTAAAGGGTGTGTATGATTAGTATTTTAATTCCTATCTATAATGGTATCGAATACATCGACGAATCGGTGTCATCTGTATTGAAACAAACGTATAATGAGTGGGAACTTTTAATTGGCGTCAATGGTCATCCGCCTAACTCGGAAGTTTATCAAAAAGCCAAAGAATATGAAGCCAAAAGTGATAAAATACGCGTAATTGATTTTTATCCAATGAGAGGTAAATCCAATACCTTAAATGAAATGATAAAATTATGTAATTATGATTATATTGCTTTGCTTGACGTGGATGATATTTGGCATGAACAAAAATTAGAAATACAAGCCAAATTTTTAAATAATTATGATGTGATTGGCTCGAATTGTGTGTGGTTCGGCGATAGAAATGGGGTCGTCCCTCCTATACCTAACGGTGATATTAGTAATTTTGATTTTAGTTCGGTAAATCCAGTCATAAATTCAAGTTCTATCACCAGAAAAGAGTTGTGCTATTGGAATGAAAATGGCATTGAAGATTATGATATGTGGTTAAGATTGAGAAATCAAAACAAGAAATTTTTTAATTTTCAAGAAATTCTGGTAAAACATAGAATTCATAATGATTCGGCTTTTAATGCAAAAGGAAATGGAGACAAAGTTCCAGACTTATTACGCAACCACGGTTACCGCCTTTGAAAAAGGTGGAGCCAAATCCACTTTTGGAAAAGTGGAGCAAAACATTACTTTTTTATTACGTTCTTGAAATTAGTTCATGACATATTATCAAATATATTAGAAATTATATTTTTCTAACATGTTTGTCTGTGACTTCGTTATATTTTTTTGCTCCACTTTTTCTAAAAGTGGATTAAAGGTTGATTTTTATCCATTCAGGCGGACACAAATCACTCGTATCATGATTTGCGCTTGGACCGAACCAGACTGACGGATAACACACTATTTTGTCATCTCGTGAATTAAAATAAGCTCCCCACCAACTAAACGAACTATTTGCGATTATATTATGATGACAACAACTCATTAAAAGCATTTGTTCCCAATCTGCTAATGTATTATCGCATCGAACAAAACAATATCTAGGGAAACGTTTCGTTAATTTGTCTACTGTGATTTTCACTTCCTCAAAGTCATCGTCTTCACAGAAAAAATGTATGGTAAAATCTTCGTGTGGTTTCTCTTTCTGTATATGTGTTAGAGCCCCTTCATAATATTCGTAGGTGGCGATTGGATGATATTCAGGTATTTTTTTATAGTCACCTAATCTAAAATGCATACTGATTGTTTTTTCTAATGATTTACCAACTAAATCCAAACTTAATAATAATTTAGCTTTCATTTTACCTAGACCAATGATTCTACATATAGCTTCGTAATTTTCTTGAAAATATTTATAACTTTGGAAATAACCGCTTAATAATACATCACGGTTCATCATTTCTAACACTAATAATTCGTTATATTGAAAACCTTTTTCACGGATAACATGTAATCCTGGAAAAGTAGAAGTTAAAAATGGTTTTAAATTGGCAAAAAACGAATTCCAAAATGTATATCGTAGCGTTGTAGAACCACCACCTAATGTATCTTTATCGATAAATTTAAATTGGTTTCTGCTTTTCATGGCATACGAAATAGTTGCGAAAATTTGAAATATTTGGTTTCCAAGACCGCCCATCAAATTACAGGTAATCATAATATATAATAGTAGGGTTTTGTATTTAATATGATGTCAGTATAAATATAAAATATGAAATAGATAAATATAAGCTATATAGAAAATAAAAATGATTATTTTTGTTGTATAAATATCACAAACATAATAAATATACAAATAAATACTATATAATAGGACAACCATGTTTACCGTAAAATATAGACCAACGCATTTGGGCGAATTTGTGGGTAACAAAAATGTTATACAACCGTTTATTCAATGGCTTTTGGATTGGGATGTGAACAATAAAAAAACAAAATGTGCATTAATTTCTGGTGTAAATGGTGTTGGCAAATCACTATTGGTAGAATTGATGCTTAAAAAACACGATTTTAATATTATTCATTTATCGATTGATGAAGATAGGGACAAAGAAACTATAAATAAAACCATTAAACCGTTGCTGACCACGAAGAAAACCATTGATGGTCAAGACAATGCGCTAGTAGTGAGTGATATTGATAGCAGTAGCGGCGATTATGGGTTTCTGGCGTGTTTAACGGAGTGCATCAAGGAAACACAGATTCCGATTATTTGTATTTGTGATGATAGATATAGTCAAAATATCAAGCCCATTTTGAATTATTGTTTTGATATTAAATTGGCCAAACCTAAATACGACGAAGTTTATGCATTGATTTATAAAGTAGTCACTGCTGAACATATTAAAATAAACAAGTCTAGTGTAGATAAATTATACGAACAAGCCAACGGAGATATTCGATTTATATTAAATACCTTACAATTGGGCACAATAAAGGGCGGAGATACTAGCAAAAATATACAGAGTGCAAATATATTTGATACGACTGGACAATTGTTTTCACAGGAAAATAGCATTGATGAGAAAGTGAAATACTATTGGATGTCACATGATATTCATACATTGATGGTTCACGAGAATTATATAAATAATGTTTTGAATAGCGGAGATGAAGTAAAGCGACTGGAAAACATAGTGTATTCAGCGGACTCATTGTCTGACGGAGATTTATTAGATACATTGTTTAATTTTGAACTAGCCCCTTATGTGGCATTAAACACCATTAAAGCTACGACAAAGTGCAGTAAAAGAGGGTTCGCCAAATTTCCGCAGTTTTTAGGTAGAATTTCCACGATGAATAAAAATAAAAGAGAGCAAATGAAATATGAAGATGTGAAGTTCTTTGACAAAAAAGTGAAAGAGACGAAAGTGAAAGAGACGAAAGTGAAAGCTACGAAAGCAAAAGCAAAAAAATAGAGAAAATCACTACAAAATGTAGATAATATGTGATTTTTTCATGGGATTTTTGTCCCTTCACATGTAGTATTGATGAAAATATTTGGGGAAGACTTTTTTGGAAAATCCATTTTTGGACATTTTTTTTGTCCAATTTTCAA